TATTAATAGTAACCGAAGAAGGTGCAACTCAAACTTTCATAAAAAATAAAAAGGATTATTTACCTCTCCTTAAACCCGCCATAGAGGAGTTTCATAGAAAGTTTAAAGATGAAAAACAAGATACTAGATAACTTACCTGCAATATTTGTTGCTTTAGTTTTTCTATTTAGTATGACACTTACATTTAATCACGCAAAAGCTGAAGATAAACGATCAAAATATAATTTACAATTCATGTCGTATCCAATGATGTGTGGTTTACCAGAAGATGTAGATAGATATATAGAAGATAATGAGTTTACAATTGTAAATGTAAGTTTTGGTAAAGAAAATGCTAAAGAAGATGGTATGATAGTTTACGCTGTAAAATATTATATTAATGATAAACATCAAACATTAGCAGTGGCAGAAACACCAACTGATCCATACAAGTGTATGATATTTCATACATTTGAAATGAAGTTAAATCCTAATTTAGGTAAAGGCATAATGCTATAATATGAATGAACAACTATATACAAATATATAAAAATGTAATAAGTGACAAATATTGTGATGAGTTAATTACAAAATTTGAAGATGATACTAACAAAGAGACCTACGATCAAGGTCCCATGTCATTTACACAAGTTAATTTAAATAAAAGTCAATGGCAAGATGATATATCAAACCTATCATCCGTATTCACAAAACATTTACAACAATATAAAAATGATTGTGTTATCACAAGTCAGATGTGGCCGAAGAAATATGCCTTTGAAGAAATAAGGTTAAAGAAATATCTAGCAAATGGCAAAGATCGTTTTGATCCTCATGTTGATTCTATTAGTTTAGAATCGGCAAAAAGGTTTCTAGTATTCTTCATATACCTAGATAATAATCAAAGAGGTGAGACTAACTTTCCACAATTAGGATTGGCGTCACCATGTGTTAAAGGTTCTTTACTAATGTTTCCACCACTGTGGCCATGGTTACATCAAGGAATGACACCGATAGATAAACCGAAGTACATGATCGGTAGTTATCTACATTACACGCTTGACAATAATTAACGAATGATGTATAATAGATGTATTAATGAGTGATTTGACACCCAATAAATTTGCTTTTATTATAGAGAATATGGTAAAAGAAAAAAAGATTAGTTATATGGATGCTATTCTAGAGTATTGTAAGAAACACGAGATCGATCCTAGTAATACCAAATCAATGATTAATAAAACACTAAAAGAAAAGATTGCTTATGAAGCACAAAATTTAAATATGTTGAAGGAGAAGGTAGCAAAACTACCATTATAATTATGTTTGATGATAAAATAAATATGCAAGTACCCCATGTCAATTTTAGAGTAAGAGAATTGGGTGAATGGGTTGATACAAATACAGATACTTACTTTAAAGATAAGAGAGTTTTAGTATTCTCTTTACCAGGTGCATTTACACCTACTTGTTCTAATCAACAATTACCAGGTTACGAAAAACAAGCAAGTGTTTTCAAAGAACATGGCATAGATGAGATTTATTGCATGTCAGTAAATGATTCTTTTGTTATGAATGCTTGGGCACAAGATCAAAAATTAGAAAATGTAAAAGTCATACCTGATGGTAATGGTCAGTTTACACAGGAGATGGGAATGCTTTGTCAGAAAAGAGATAAGTGTTTTGGTCAGAGATCATGGAGATATGCTATGATTGCAAACAATGGTGTGATAGAAAAAATGTTTGTAGAGCCAGGTAAGACAGATGACACACCAGAAGATCCTTATGGCGAGTCTTCACCAGAGAATGTGTTGAAGTATCTACAATCTTTAAACCAAGGCAACAGTATTTAAGTGAATGGATTTGAAGTATATAAAATCTACCTTGCTATCAAACTTCACTTCACAAGTAAAAACCAGAGTTATGACTATCACCGACACGCTGGGAAAACAACAGCAAGGTTGGCTACATTTACTAAAAGACGGGATAGATATTTTTTTCACAAGTTGTCTAGAACTTATAGCGATACTGATATCGTTAATTATTTTATTAGTAATTTTACTGCCAATACTAATCTGTGGGTTGGGGATATCATTGGCAAAACTGGTGACGAAAATTTCAAATCGTGGTCGAGAAGGATAGAAGCACTTCATTATTATTATGAACAAGATATTGAATACATATTAAACATGATTACAGATAAATTAAGTTTTGATGACATCTTTACCTCTAAACAAGGTCAACATCCACCAATACTTAAATACTTCCTATCTAAGAAGATAAACTTTGAGACCCTTATTATATTAGATGACATACTAAAGTTTTCAAAGAGACTAAATAAATCCATAAAAGAAACTGTGATATGGCCAAAGATGTATGAGAGAATGATAAGATATAAACCATTTCTAAAATACAACATAACAAAATATAAGATGACATTAAAAAAGAAAGTGAAGGAAATGTAATGCCTAAGATGAGAGAGTTTAAATTTACTGGCGGTGAAGAACCAAAGACAATTGAAGCAATGAGTTATAAAAAAGCAGTTAAGTCATATCAAAATAATCATGATGTAAAAAAGTATGGCAATCTAGTTGAGGTAGAGTGGACTTCAAAAAAAGGTAGTGTCTATTTAAAAACACAACAATTACCTATGGGTAGAAAAGATAAATTAGGAAGATGAGAATATTAATTATACTTTTATTACTAACAGGTTGTGCTTACAAAGATGGATCATCTATCAGAGCATGGGATCCTACGACTTCGGTAATATCACAATTTTTAAAAGCTGCTGTGACAGGTGATACAAGTAAAATTAAAGTGAGTAAGAAAGATGAGAAAGAGTGGGAGAAAGAATGGGACGAAATAGATGAGTGAACCAATTGACAGAGATACACATGACCATGATATGACTTATGAGAATGAGCAATCAATGGTTACCATACCATTAAAAGAATATGATAAACTAAAACAAGCAAATCAATATATTACAGACCCTAGTCTAATATCAATCATAGATAAGATTGAGGAATTAACCAGAGCATTGAGAAAACACATTGTTAGGAAATTTTAATGAGTACAGATGATAGAGGACCGTTAGATTTAACAAGACAATTAGAAGAAAAAGATAAAGAGATTGCCGATCTAAAAAAAGATAATAAACTATTGGCAGATGAGGTCTATAAATTAAAAAAAGAAAATGCCGATTTTAGAATGCTTGACAAGAGCAGATAATTTTGATATAATAGAACTATGAAAAATATAATGATAGCATTTTTAGTGTTATGCTTTACCGCTTCTGTGGGAAACACTACTGAGAATAACATTGTTAATAAGATTACAACTCATATTAATAATGAAATTATAAAAACTAAAGAATATCAAACTAAGGTTTGGGCAGATCAGAAAGTTAAGAATGCTGAAATGTGGTCTAAACTAAAATCTTTATTTGCTAAGAATTAGTCTTATAAATAATACTATACGAAATATACAGATACAACAACATACAATTTATACGGAGAAATACATATGAATACAAGTATAGCGGCCTTGAAAAGGTCAAAGTCAAACCTAGATAATCTAGTCAGTGAACTTAATAAAGTTGCTGAACCACAAAAACAAAAACAATCATACTCAGATGACAGATTCTGGAAACCTGAATTAGATAAATCAGGCAACGGTTATGCTGTCTTTAGATTTTTACCTGCTGTAAAGGGTGAAGATTTACCTTGGGCAAGACTATGGTCTCATGCCTTTCAAGGACCTGGTGGTTGGTATATTGAGAATAGTTTAACTACTCTTAATAAAAAAGATCCAGTAAGTGAATCAAATAGTTTACTTTGGAATTCTGGTGTTGAAGCAGATAAAGAGATTGCAAGAAAGAGAAAAAGAAAATTATCTTATATTGCTAATGTTCTTATTATCAGTGACGCAAAACATCCTGAGAATGAAGGTCAGGTTAAGTTATTTAAATTCGGTAAGAAAATCTTTGATAAGATTACTGAAGCAATGAAACCTGAGTTTGAAGATGAGAAACCTATTAACCCATTTGATTTCTGGGAAGGTGCAAACTTCAAATTAAAAATCAGAAAAGTTGATGGTTACTGGAATTATGATAAATCAGAATTTGATAGTCCGTCTGCTATAAAAGATAATGACGAGGCAATCGAACAAATTTGGGAAAAACAATATGCCCTTAAACCATTTCTTGCGCCTGAGAACTTTAAATCTTATGATGAGCTGAAAAGCAAACTTGATAAAGTTTTAACAGGTTCGAGAAGCACTGGAACTGCTGAAGATGTTGCGATCCCACCTGTGACAAACGTGGCACCAGTGAAAACAGAAACAGTTGATAATGCTTCTATGTCTGCTGATATTGATGAGGATGGTGATGAAACACTATCTTACTTCAGTAAATTAGCAGAGGAAGAATAATCTCTCCACCTGTTTCTATGTAGGGTAGGGTTTCTAAACCCTGCCCTCTTATATTATAAATAAACATACGACATTATGAATGAAGTTTTGAGATATCAAATCATATAAAGGAGATTATATGGAAATTATTAATAAAATAAAAGATTGGTCTAGTGCATTAGCAGATGTAGGTGTATCGCTTATCGCATTAGGTATCGTTTTAGAAGTTTTATTTAGCGGACAAAACGTACCTTTTTGGCCAGACATTAGCGTAATAGGCAATGTTCAATCAATTATCGCAGGATTTTCTGCTCAAGGTTTAGTTGGTTTAGTTGCTGTTTGGGTATTATACTCAATCTACACTAAAAAATAATTTAATATAATACAAGGGGGCTTCGGCCCCCTACTTAAACATGGAAATATTCTTAGAGATACTACAAAAATTTGGATTACCTGTAATGGCAGCTTCAGTTATGGGTACTTTCATATACATAATCCTAAAATACATACTAAGTGGTGTTGTTGGTTCTGTTAAAAGTTTACATGGCATAATCATGGGACTAGAAAACAGAATACAGACCATGAACAATGACATGATAAAACTAGACATATTAGTATCTCATGCCTTAAAATTGAAACCAGATGAAGAAAGAATTGCCAGAGCAGATGGCAAAGATGACGCTCGGAAAGACTAATGGAACTATTAGAGATATTAAATGAATATGGTTTTGCAACCATGTCAGCTATTGCAATGGCTTGGTTTATCTGGTTCATCTATACCTTCATAACACAAGAGGTCACAAAGAAATTAAGCGAAGCTTCAAGTGCGTTAATTAGTCTGATAGATAAAATAAGAAGACTAGACAACGACATAATCAGATTACGAACTAAACTGAACACAATTATTACCCTCCAAGAACAAGAAAAGAATAAAAATAAGCAAGACTAATTATAAATAGTAGTATGAAAACATCATCAAAAGTGGTGATGTTAGTAGTGACTTACCTTATATTAACCCTTGACAATATCTTACTAGCATCCGAATTAGTACACGATTTTAAGAATCCTGCGTTTAGCGGCAATGGATATTCTCAGCACGTCTTATCTATAAATCAGTTAGAAGTGCAGAGAGAACAAAAGGTATTTGATGACCTAAAGTCTGCTAAAGCAGCTGCTGAGAGAGCAGAAAAGAATAAAACTATCAACAAGTTTATTACGAATGTTGAGAGTAGAATTTATGCCAATCTGTCTAAACAACTGGTTGACAATATGTTCGGTACTACATGTGACAGTAGCACAACTACTTGTCCTACAAGTGGTACAGCAACAGTAGAGGGTGCTCAAATCTATTGGGTAAAAGATACAAGCACAGAAATTATTACATTAACAATTACTGACGTGGATGGTACAACTACTACAATGACCGTACCACTAGGTGACTTTAAATTTTAGGATTAGTATGAAAACATTATTAATTATATTATTAGGGATAATTGTGTCTGGTTGTGCCGCTAATAAACAGATAGAAGTTTACAAAGGCAAGGCACCGTACATTGAAGGTACAACAACAAGTAATAGACTTATTAATTTACCAGACCTAGATAATCAACCTATCATAACGATAGCAGTTTATAGATTTACAGACCAGACAGGTCAGAGAAAACCTAGCACAAAGTTTTCTCAATTATCTACAGCAG